TATTTATGGGTGCGGCTTCGATTAAAGATCTACACGACGACTATCCGCCAAGAGAAGAAAACTTTAGAGATACGAGGACTAAGTGAGCCCCAACCACACTAAAACTCTGACTGTGTTCGGGTCAGATGATTTGAGAGACGCTTTACCGCAGAGCGGCGTTTTTGATATGCTCGACTGCGAAGTAGAGCTATTGTGCCCGCCCACAGCGCCAACATCAGAAATCGAAAAAATGGTAAATATTATAGAATCGATGATCAATGTAACAGACGTTAGGGTTACCGGAGTCCCTCGCTTTGAGGATGAGCAGACTTACAAAATAACAATCCAAAATGTACCCCTAGAGGTTGCAAGAGGAAGAAAAAAAGGATAAGGTATTGACCACAATGACGAATACAAAATACGTAAAGAAAAACCAGCAAGTCCCGAAGCACATAGCTGACTTTTTTAAGGCTACGACAGACGCCCCTACTCGAGACTACTTAATCCGAGAGTTGTGTTACAAGCATTGGACCTATGAAGCAGTAGCTACTGCCTGCGGGATTACCCGCGAGCGAGTTCGCCAGATATATACTTCTGAACCAGTGACTGGCTATATGCCGATCCCATTCGAAATTCCAGAGCCACCTCTAAGACCGGAGCGTTCTAAGCCGGTATACATCGAGCCAACCCCAGCTACGCTAAAGCGTCTACTAGAGCTTCAGCCCTATGCCCAGCTGGTGCGATCAAATGGAAAAGCTTACCGAGAGGAAGCCGAGGAGTATACCAAGCTGCTCAACTATGCCCACACTGTAGAAGGCGTGACCCTATATCGTCTAGCAAAACGTCTTGGCGTAACTCATGGTGCATTGCGTTTCCGCCTTGTACGCTACGGCTACAAAAAGCCAGTAACAGCAACATCAAAGGTCTACAACCCGATTCTTAAAGAAAATAGAATTTAAGGAGCAACAAATGGGATACTACACACACAAAAAAGCGCCGCTAATTAGAACGGAAGAAGTCGATCTTCCTTTCCACACTGGCTTTCATGACTACCCAGGGCAAGAGTTGCCAGCGTATCTTTCAGTTTTTGATGTTGCTCCCGACATTAACGTTGAGGTTTACGTACTTAAGGGTCAGACACGAGTTTTCTATTTTAGAGAGCTATTGCTAGACCCCGAGACAAAAGAAGTTTTAGTTTACGGGAAACATGCAACCCCTCTAGGTCACAGGGATACTATTCATTCGTGGATCAACACTTACTTTAAAAAGACTTCTATGTCTAGGTCATGGGTTGAAGATAGAAGACGTGAGCTTACAAAGCTAAAGGTTAACAACTAAAGTAGGGTAAACTACCTACATGGGTAAAAGTCTTATGGAGCAGCTAGCTCTTCTTTCTGAAGAAGAGCGTTTAGAGGCGCTCTCAGATATTGATCCAGATTCTCTTATATGGGATTGGACTGTCTGGGCTCGCCCGGAGCAGGTAGCCCCGCCGGGAGTTGATTGGAACATCTGGCTTGTTATGGCAGGTCGTGGTTTTGGTAAGACCCGACTAGCGGCAGAATGGGTTCGCGAACAGGCAAAGTACACAAACACCGGACAGCGACGTTTTGCACTTGTTGCCCGTACCGCAGCCGACGTACGCGACGTTATTGTTGAAGGTGAGTCGGGAATTATTAACGTATCCGCTCCCTCCGAGAGACCTCTCTACGAACCTTCAAAGCGTCGCCTAACTTGGCCTAACGGAAACACTGCCACGCTATTTACCGCGGATGAGCCTGACGGTTTGCGTGGTCCTCAGTTCACTCACGCATGGGGTGATGAGATTGCTGCTTGGAGGCAGACCCCTGACGCTGCAGGTATGACCGCCTTTGATAACCTCCGAGTTGGTACTCGTCTTGGTGCAAACCCGCAGATGGTCGTGACTACCACCCCCAAGCGTGTTCCGCTTCTATACAAACTTATTGAAGAGTCCAGAACTGACAAAGGTAACGTAATTATTACCAAGGGTTCTACCATGGACAACGCTGGAAACCTTTCGGCCTCATATCTTGACACTATTACCGGCGTTTACGAAGGTACAACTCTTGCACGCCAGGAGCTTTATGGAGAGATGCTAGAGGACCTCGAAGGATCTATGTGGAACGAAGAGATGGTTGAAGAAGCTAGACATGCTATGTACCCATTCTCCACTCCTCTAAGAGTGATTGGAGTGGACCCTTCTGTTGCTGAAAACCCTCGCGATGAGTGTGGAATTGTAGTTGTTGCATCTACTGCAGATTACGATCTATATAAGCGCGAAGCTTGGGTGCTAGAAGACGCGTCTGTCCTTGGATCCCCAGATACTTGGGCACGTAAAGTCGTTGAGATGGCACGCAAGTGGGGCTGCCCAGTTGTAGCCGAAGTAAACCAAGGTGGAGCCCTAGTTAGAAACGCAATTCTTTCAATCGACCCGACTATTAAAGTTCTAGAAGTCCACTCAAAGCACGGTAAGCAGCTCCGCGCTGAGCCAATCGTCCTTGCTTACGAGCAAAAGCGCGTTCATCACGTTGGATATCTCCAAGATTTAGAGTCTCAAATGTATTCTTGGATTCCTGGAGAAGGAAAATCTCCTGACCGTATCGATGCACTAGTTCACGCACTTACTGCTTTGCTAATTAAACCACCACCAGGATTTAGTGGAGGAAAAATTAGAGCAAAATCCCTCAGCGACCGTAAAATACCGGGAGTATCGCCCTCTAGAAGCTCAAAAATATTTAGGGTCAGATAGAATATGGATAAAATAGTCCTAGATAGGTTTCCTTGCCACTTAATAGCTGTTCCCGCTGGCTTTACAGAAGATATTTCTACTTTAAATTCGTACGATCCGACTCCAGGGGCCGCATATTTAGAAATAACTAGAGTTATTCTGACCGAAAAAGCAATAATGGTTGCGAAAGATAGCCAGGAAGGCCCGCAAATTGTCTTCCAAGAGCGCTATTCAGAGGCAGATGTGTCAAAAGATCCCTCAAAAGACACTAGAATTACCACGGAAAGCGGAAAAATGCTGGTTTTTAAGAAAGATACGGCTTGCGGGTGCGGATCTAGACTTAGAGGCTGGAACCCCTATAAAACTCTAAATTCAAGCAAAGATCGGTTCTAAATGATTGATATTTTAATAAATCAGCCCTTTTTACTAGTAATTTTGTCTCTCGCGGGATTTAGAATTACTCGACTCGTGACTCAGGACACAATTACCGAACCATTTAGAAATGCAATCTGGAAAAAATTTCCACCTAGTACTCAAATTGGATATCTTTTTACATGTAACTGGTGCACAGGTTTTTGGGTAGCGCTTTTAGTTTTTATTTTTTGGGTAGTCGCTCCTGAAGCCGCGATTGTGGTATCATTAGTCTTGTCTATATCTACAATAATTGGACTTATATCCGCTTGGACTGAGCGTTAAGGCAGGGAGCCCCTTTGGGTATTTTTAAGAAAGAGCCTCAGAAGCAAACTAGAACATCTAGTGGTGCTCCTCGCGCGACTGCTCCAAAGAATGCAACCAGAGTTGCCCCTGGAGTTTCTATAGACTCTTTTGGAGTCGTCTACGCCGAAGCACAAAACTTCAACACACCTAGACCTCTTACTGCTGCCGCGGCTCAGGTAAATCTAAATGACAAAGGTGAAGCAGAGCAGTTTAAATCTCGTAGACAATCAGCATCTTCATCTTGGCAGACAGAGGCCTGGGAATACTACGATGCTATCGGAGAAGTTAAATATGCTTTCAACCTAGTTGCGTCTGTTGTTTCTCGTATTCGTCTGTACGCAGCTGCAGTCCAAAATCCAGCTGAAGCCCCAGCTCCAATTCTTTCTGTAGACAAAGTGGATGAGAGACTAGCTGCCGCTGCACAACGCGCACTAGAAAGACTAGATTCCGCATTCGGTGGTCAGGCAGGTCTTTTGAAAGACGCTGCACTAAATCTTCAAGTGACTGGTGAGTGCTACTTAGTTCAGATGCCAGAGAGACTTGGATCGGGTCTTCCAGAAAGCTGGGACATTCGTTCAGTTGATGAGCTTCAGGTTGACTCTAAAGGCAACTACGTAATTAATCAGAGTAGAGACGTCGGTAATGGAAATAGCATGATGTCTTCTCGCAATAATAAAGACATAATTAAACTTCCAAATTCTGCGTTTGTCGGAAGAATTTGGCGAGCACACCCTCGCTACACGCAAGAGTCGGACTCTTCACTACGCGGTCTACTAGATCTTTGCGCTGAGCTACTACTTCTAAACCGCACCTTCCGTGCAACTGCACGTTCACGCTTGAACGCTGGTGCTCTTTACTTGCCAGACGGTCTTTCAGTAGCTGCGTCTCCAGACCCAGACTACCCATACGACGAAGACGGTAACTACAACGAGCAGTACAACCCGGAAGAGTCCGCTGACGACTTCGAAGATCAGCTAATCGACGCGATGACTACTCCGATTAAGGATGAGGACTCAGCGTCTGCTGTTGTTCCACTGATTATTCGTGGTCCTGCAGAACTTGGTGACAAGATTAAGCAGTTCAAGTTCGAGCGTTCATTCGATCCAGCGCTTTCTGAAAGAAGCGACCGCGTACTAGAGCGAATCATGCAGGGTCTAGACGTTCCTAAGGACGTTGTAACTGGCCTAGCAAACGTTAAGTACTCTAACGCTCTACAGATTGACGAAGCACTCTACAAGGCACACATCGAGCCTCTAATGCTTTTGATTGTTGACGCTCTTACTGTTATGTACTTGCGCCCATATCTAATTGCTAACGGCTACCCAGAAGAACAAGTAAAAAACATTTGCGTTTGGTATGACCCGTCTCTAGTTGCTACCCGCAATGACCGCGCAGCTGATGCTGACTCTGGTTTTGAAAAGATGGCAGTTAGCTATGACACATGGCGCAGAGCTCATGGATTCTCCGAGTCCGATGCCCCAGACCCAACCGAGTTTGCACTAAGACTTGTACTACAAAAGGGAATGATCACACCTGAGCTTACAGAGTCTATGCTCGCTAGTATTTCTCCAGAAATAATGGGAAAGATTAGAGATCAGGCTATGCAAAATAGCGGAGCAGCTATTCCGCCCGAAATTGACCAAATTCTTAGCGGAGATACAGTCTCTCCAACGCCGGAAGCAGATGCTGCCGAAGCTCCACCAGCCGAGCCCGCGGCACCACTAGCAGAACCAGAGGTATAGAAAATGCATTACGACAAAACAGAGATGGCTAAAAAACTGGCAGAGCTACTGTCTGAAGTAGTTACTGCAAAGTTCATAATGCAGGGCTACCACTGGAACGTACTTGGCCCAGACTTCGGTGAGTACCACGAGTTCTTTGGCGAACTTTACGAGGACCTAGAGTCATCTGTTGACCCAATCGCAGAGAATATTCTTAAGATTGGTTACCCAGCTCCGTACTTACTGTCCGACTTTTGCGAACTGTCAAAGATTCAAGAAGCTAGACAAGATGGTTCATCTTCTAGATTCCTACTAGAGTCCGCTCTAAGAGTAAACCAGTGCGTACTTGATTCTTTGATGGAGGCTTTTGTTTGTGCAGAGTCCTGCAGCGAGCAAGGTCTTATGGACTTTTTAGCGGGACGTATTGACACCCACAAAAAGTGGAACTGGCAAATTAAGGCCTTCCTAGGAGTTCGCTAATGTCTGAGTATCTACAAAGCGTTCTTAAAGCTGCAGGTGGCCATG